TTTCTATACAGCTGTAATTGCCCCACTCTTTGCCTGTCTTAGCGCTAGTGCCTGTGCGCCAAACGCGGGCACCGTGCTTACACTCAGGTTTGCCCTGTAAGTAGATGCCGCCTAACTCGTTTTTAACTGCCTCTATAGTCTGTGCTACAGGTGTAGTAGCCCATAAATCATCACTCACAGGTGCTACGTCCTTAGTGCTAAGCGCCTCTACCTTTTCCATATCTTGCTTAGTACTACGAGCAATACCGCCAGGTGTTAACAGGCCTAAAACTCTTCCATAAGCGGAAGTCACACAGTTTTCTACCCAAAAATGGAGGTTTACGCCTCTGTCGCTACGCACCTCTAAAGCATAATCAACGGCGCTGGGTAGGTGATCTTCGTACTCTTTGTAGGCCTCAGCCTTAACTAGAATATAACCTTTTGTTATGTCTATGTCCTCTATGTATGCGACTAAACGCAAGGTTGGGAACTCTTTGCGCGCCCTGATAATCCTGGCGTTTACATCCTCGTATCCTTCTAAGAAATTACTCATCGCTTGGCCTCAGCTTCTTTTAGCGCCTTAGCGATATTACGGCCACGTAGGTAACCTTCACCCAGGCCTACTTTGTAGCCCATTTCATAAGCTGCGTAGATAAATAAGCCCATAAACAGGCAAACCATACCTACTACCATTAGATCTAAACTGTTCATCTTTCGCCCTTTGTTAAGGCCGAGTCGCTACTTATCCGAGTAGCCCTCTCGGCGTGTGTAGTTAAAGTATGAACCTAGCTACTGACAAAAGGCAACGCGACACGCCCTACTTAGCTAGTCTGTCCTCTAGCAACAGCTCATAGATTTTATCTACGCGTATCTCTATACGCTCAACCCTACCTTTAAGGTTATGCCCGCCGTTGCCGTCATCGCGTAGCTCAGATAGGTAATACTTAACAAGGTGGCGCACAAGCCCAGCCATAAGCCCTGAAAGCGTAGCAATCCCCAAAGCTACGGCTATGTATGCCTGGGCCTGTGACACTTACTTAGCGCCTATCCCTAGCTGCTTTTCATTAGGTGCCATAGCTTTAAGTACTGGCCCAATTAGCCCAGCAAGAAAAGCATTAGCTAGTATTTTAGGATCTGAAATCCCGCTGAGATACAGCGCACCCACGCACGATAGAGCTGCACGTAGGTAAGACAAGGCCGCAGCCTTTAGTTGCTCTTTCATTTATTCGCTCTTTTCTAGCCCTAATTTAGTTATTAACTCTGCAACCTTTGCAGGGCCAATACTTATCTCAAAGTGCATCTCATCTTTTCTAGTCCAATCTCCGCCCCAGGTTAGCCCGTACTTTTTAGCTAGCGCACGGATCATAGGTACCTTGCTGGCCTCAAACGTGCCTACCTTGCCTAAAGGGTGTTTTGTAGCGTTTAGGTCTATGGCCGTGCCGCTAGCGTGGTTACTTAGTTTGCCTACCACACCTCTTACGTCTCTGTAGGCATAGCCCCAATCGTCAAACGTGCCGCCTTCTATTGGCTCTATTAGCTCGTTAAACTCTTTAGCAAAGTTAATAAGCAAGGGCGCTACCTTTTCAGCGCAGCGGATTTTAAGGCTTGTGCCCTCAACCTTAAAAGGCTTAACGCCTATCTCAGCCTGATCCTTAGATGCTGGCCAGCCGTTGTAGCTAGTCTGCATTTAACTCAGTAGTAGCTTTGCTTCATCTGCAGTTATGCCTAATTTGGCTAATAGTGCTGCCTTGTCGGTTGCTGCTTGCTTTTCTGCTTCTTTTGCAGCTAGCCTGTCAGACTCGTGCTTTTCATAAATAGCAATTTCTTCTGCGGTTGCATCTCTGATTTCATCATCGACTTGTATTTTCATTTTTATACCTTTGCATATCCATAGACGTAAACGGTTCCACCTGTTAGAGTTCCCGCTTCTGCGGTAAGAGTTAAGTCAGTAAAACTTGTAGCTGAGTCTTGAGCGCCCCAAACTCCCCCACCTCTTCCATTATTGAAAGTGTTATTTGCAGTCATATAAGTACGTGAAGTAAGAAAAGGTTGGTAAATATCCATTGCTAAGTTTGTTGAAACTATATCTAGTGAACCTGCTAACCAAAAAGCAACATTTGCACCGCCAAGGCCTGAGACGGTTGAATTGTATGAGGTAAAGACACCTGCATAATAATAAAGTGTGTTAGCAGAGCCTAGCGTTATTCTAAACGCACATCCAGAGGCAGCGCTAGAGGTTGTACCTGAAACAATAACGCGGTAATTATCGTAAGTAGTATTAAAAGCATTTGTTAATGTGACGCTTGATACCCCTGTACCAATCGTTTGGGCTTTTATGACGGCAACCGCACCACCGCCCGCAGCTGCAGCCCATTTTAATCCTGTTGCTTCGGCTGAGTCTGCCGTTAAAATTGTGCCATTAGCGCCTACGGCTAAACGTGCGAAAGTATCGGCACCTGTTCCAGGTACTAAATCGCCTTTAGCATCTATGGCTGTTGCCATTGAGTTAGTTACAGTTACGGTGCCACTAGTGCCGCCACCGCTAATACCTACGCCAGCTGTTACGCCTTCAATATCTCCTGTAGCACCTGAGGCTACCCACGCTGCACCGTCATAATACCAAAGGCCGTTAGTGTCTTTAGTAAAAGCAAACTGCCCCTCTTGTGGTGAGGTAATAGCTGCATCTCTTGCCGCCGTAGATGCAAAGACGTTAATACCTTGCATTAGGTAGCCGTTAGTGTCAGCTGCCGTAAGTACCTCGCCAGTAGTAAAGGTCTTAAAACCTAATCCAGCTGCCATAGTCCTATCTCCTTAATAACTTAATACGCCGCTGTCAAGCAAACCGTATATGGATGAGTCTAATATAAAGCCGTCAATAATTGGCTCTAAAGTGGTAAGTGTTGTTTTCCAGCTATTAGGCGTAATGCTCATAGCAACGCCAAACACCTGCAAAGTCTTAGTTAGCGTTGATCCGCCAGGCTGGTTAGTTGTAATAGTTACAGGGTCAAAGTAGTCCAGGTCTAGCGCTGCAATAATGCCTAAGTTGTAGTTATCGGTATAAAGGTCTAGCTGTATAGCATCGCATCTAATACTGGTTTCAGCCCTAGATGCCACGTATGCCTGGGCGTAATCTAACGCTACGGCATCGGTCTGCATTAGTAGGTTTTGCTGGTTGTAGCTATGCACAAAATACTTATCTATGCTGGGCTGGTTTATGGCTACCTGGGCTGTGCCGCCTGTGCGGGTAATGCTGGCTGAGTTGTAAACTAGGGTATCGTCAAGGCGCCACACCGCATCAAAGTAGCTAATATCTGTGCCGTTATCGTTAAATACTGTAGGCGTAGCCCCTGTACTGCCAGCCGTAACGCTACGATCTTGAAAGACAAACGAGCCAGCGGCATCTACATACAAGGCCCCGTACTCGCTAATCTCTACCGTTTGCATAGCTGCAAGGCTTGTGCGGGCTGTGCCTGGGTCTGCCTGCATAGTAGTTAAGCCTGCATCTACGTCACGCATAGATACGGGCCAGTCAATAGCATCTAACAAAGCGTTAATTCTTGCACCGCTAAGCTGACCCGCTGAGGTGCCAGCCACCGTACTTATCTGTGCATTTTGTGCCAGTCTAAAAGCATCTACAGCTTGGATAGTGGTATAAACCACGTCATTAGCATTTTTAGGTGTAGTAGTTGTATAGCTAGTAATAAAGCCTGAAAAGATAGGGTAAGTAGTTGCCCCGTAAGTAGCCGTAATCTGTACTTTACGCATAGGCGTTAGTAGGTTGTAATACGGGCTGGCTGGGTTTTGTGGGTTAAAATCTCCGTTTTGGTCAACAATACGCAGCGATAGGGTACCCGTTTGAAATTGGTCAGCCTGGGCGTTACGGCCTCTAATAGTTTGGATATTATCTACTACGTTAGATACGTCCACGATAACGCTGGCGCTATCTGCTAATACGTTTGTGCCTAATATGCCGCTATCTAAAATCATAGCTTGAGCAAAGCTAGGGCCAGTACTAAAGTTAATAACAGCGTTTACTACTGGCACGGTCATACTGCTATGGCCCCTGCGTAGGTAGTTAGGTAGCCACGGCGGGCTATTTCATTAAGGGCATTTTGCACGGCATCTACGATTATATTTTCATCGCCTATTACCCCAGCCGTTACGTTAATTACGTTATTAGTGTAGTTACGATCTCTTTGCTGGTTAGGGTTAAAGTCTGTTCCCGCTACTGGCATATTAAGGCTAAGGCCAGCAACGGCTGCAGCTGTAGTATTACCGCTTATGCCACCGCCTGCAGCTGATACAGCCTGTGGGCTAATTTTGACACCGCCCATAGCAGCTAATAAAACTGCCGCTTGGTTTAGGTTTTCTAAATTGATTAAATCTTTAGGCTTAAGACTATTGAGAATATTATTTATATCTAAGAGTTTTATTTCTTGTTTTTGTAGAGCGCCTAATATCTTTAAATCCTCGTTTAGTTTAGCCGTAGCCTTTTGTATTGCTGCCGTATCCTTTGAGGCTATCGCATCTTCCAAGGCGTTTATATCTTGTTTAACCTTAAGGCGCTGTACATCGTTAGCTATAGCTAATAGTTGTGAGCCTGTAGTGGCTTTGCCTAGCGCCTCAGCCTGACCAATTAGAGCAGCGTTAAGTTGGATTTTATCTAAATCAAAAACATCTGCGCCCTTAGCCAGGGCTAAATTAGCCTTGTCTATAGCTAAAGCTAGTTTTTTAGCATTAGCCGTAGCTAGTGCAGCCGCAGCTGTTTTCTTAGTCTCTGTAGTAATCTTTTTAGCTGCAGCAAGGGCTTGCGCATCTTGTGCTTTTTTACCTTGGTATGAGGTAGCCATACCTGTGCCTGCAAACTTACTAGCGGCTCTAGCTCTATCCTGGGCTAAAAACTCTGCGTTAGCTTTATTAAGATCGCCCACCATATTAAAGGCACCGCTGCCAGTAACTATATCTAAGATGCGTATAAAGCGGCTAAAGCCAATAATGGCAGTACCTATGGC